CTAAGCCGTTTGTAGCCGGAGATCTTAAATTGTACTAATATGCGCGTGTCAACTTTTTGCGCGCTCGCGGCGCGGGGTAACTCCGTAGGTAAAACTTTTTTCTTTAAAAAGCTTGCCTCTCTGCAAAATTCTTTATACCTTAGGGAAATAAGATATATAAAAGAAAATATATAGTATAATAGTTGTATAATTGAATATAATATACTATATTAATAAAAAAGAAATAATACTTAGTAAAAAATATGAGAAACAAAGAACTATTTCAAGAAAAAATTACGAGGCTAGAGTCTATGATGAATAATATTCATAGAGCTATCAATGTTAACGATAGAAATGCCGCTCAACGTAATGTAGAGTTGAGTAAAGAAGTCTTATCGGATCTTCAAACAATGGTAAACCGAGAAGAAACAACGTACCGTTAATATGCTTACTGCTGAACAAATATTAGAGAACTATAATAAGCATATCGCTATTATTAACCGATATATTGACTCTGAACGTAGAGATCAAGTGGTTACTATGTTGGAATCTCTTGGGGATAACTATGTTATGTCACCTGCTAGTGGAAAATCATGGTACCACAATGCTTTTGCCGGTGGATATGTGGAGCATGTTAATAGAGTAGTAGAGACTGCAGTGAAAATGTCTAAATTCTGGGAATCTATGGGTGGAACTATTGATTTTACCCAAGAAGAGCTAGTTTTTGCAGCTCTTTTTCACGATTTAGGTAAGATTGGTGATGGAGAAGGTGCTGGGTACTTAGAACAAACTGATAATTGGCGTAGAGATAAGCTAAACGAGTACTATACACCCAACCCAGACCTAGATTTCATGCTTATCCCAGATCGATCTCTATTTCTACTCCAGAAATACGGTATTCAAGTAACTCAGAAAGAGTTTTTAGGTATCAGACTACATGATGGAGTGTTTGATGATGCAAATAAAGCGTATTTCTTTAGCTACAACCCAGATTCACGTATGAAGACTAATATTGTCAACATTCTACACATGGCAGACTACATGGCCTCTAAAGTAGAGTACGATAAATGGAAAGCAAACGGCGGTTCTACTAGAGCTAAAACACAGAAAACAAAATCTTCTACAGGGAAGTCAGTAAAATCCTCAGAAGGTCTTACTAATTTCGTAAAAAACTTATAAAAATGTTGGTCCTCTCAATTATTTTAGCTATATTACTAATTGTACTCGGATACTTTACTTGGAACTTACTAAGAAAAGTAGAGAAGTATGAAGATATTGCACAGTATCAACAAAATTATATCGAGAACATCTCCACCGTTATAGGTGAGTCCTCTAAAAGGTTACGTGAAGTTGATGGAAAAGGTACTTTTGAGTCGGATGACGAAGTAGGTTTTTTCTTCAAAGGGTTAAAAGAGATGCAAATGATACTCGATGAGTTTAACCTTAACGTAACCGATGGGCAGAAAGAAGAGCAAAGCTAATTACTTCACACAAGAGACAGAAGACGCTATTGTAGCGTACAATAACTCAAACGATCACGTATTCAGGGATAAGATATTTTCAGATAAAATATATTTCCCACTCTACAAGTTAGCAGAGAATATAATACACACTTTTAAGTTTTACTATACAGACGTAGACGATCTTGAAGATTTAAAACTCGAGATCGTTTCCCTGTTAGTAGAGGAAAAGCTACATATGTTCGATCCTACTAGAGGAGCAAAAGCATTTTCCTACTTCGGTACTATTGTTAAGCGTCACCTTATTAACTATAATAATAAGAATTATAAAAGGTTAAAGCAATTAACTACTATGGACTCTTGGGAAGGTAGTTACGATCTAAATACCCCTGAGATTCATCCAAACGCAATAACATTAAAACAAGTCTTTGATGAATATATTGAAGATATGTATGAAAAGTTAGATGAGTTATTCACTAAAGAAGAGGATAAGCAAATTGCTGATGCTGTATTAACCTTATTCAGGAAGCGTAACGATCTAGATATATTTAAAAAGAAAGCTTTATATATCTATATTCGAGAAATAACAGGCACCGAAACGCCGTACTTAACTAAAGTTATCAATATTCTTAAAGGAGAATTTTACACCACTTACAACGAGCTTAATGAAAAAGGGTTGATTGACCTAAAAAAATACTAATTCTATTTATAAAAGAAAAGGTATGGGGTTAGATAAAACGCTCTTTAAGGAAAAATCTTTCTCTGATGTATTAGAAGAGATCTACAGTAACTCTAAGAAAAAAGAGAAGCAGATTAATACTCTCATCGGAGAACTTAAACCTCTTATAGAAAACATAGGAGACGCTACTCTTGTTGTCCCTATGATCGCTAACTACTTAGAGATTGGTGTAAAAAACGATAAGCATTTAATCGATATGCTCGCCGTAGTACAGCGCATGGAAAATGCTTCAAAAAGCGGAGATTCAGAAAGCTTTGAATTAGGCGCAGATGAACTTGCTCAAATCTTAGAGCAAATGGAAGATGAAGTAAAAGAGTCTAATAAAGAGAGTTAATGGCGAGTGAAACTAGATACGGCTCAACAGGAGTAGAGGAATACTACAGTAGTGATTCGCTAAAGACTCAAGGAGCACTAACCAACAACTGGGCTCAAGTAACCGCGACTTCTATAAACGACCTCTCCCTTAATCCTGGCGGAATCAGATATAAAGCACTGGGACTGAACACAGGGATAGATGGCGGAATCGCTTACCCCTTCTTTCAGAGCATTAAAACCGTTCCTGTTATTGGGGAAGTATTACTCATTATACCCGGACCTAAACCTGGCGGTAAACAACGCGGACCATCTGGAGATTATTATTTACCTGCTTTAAACATTTGGAATCACCCACAGAGCGGTATTGTAAGCGATGATAATCAAAAAGCAACTGCAGATAGAGATTGGACCGAAACCTCTGATACTAATCCACTTCTACCTTACGCAGGCGACGTCATATTAGAAGGAAGAAAAGGACAGAGCATCAGACTCTCCGAAAACCTTCCAAGAACCCCTTGGAATAATTCTAATAAACCTCACCAGTCCACCATGACACTAGTAAGCGGGATAGCTAACACTGGCTACCCTGAACAATTTGTTGTCGAAGATATTAACAAAGATGCTTCCTCTATATACCTATTGCAAGATCAGAATATAGATCTGAAAGCTCCTCACGAATGGAAAAGAGGAGAGGTTTCAAGTTACGGCACGCTAACTTTACCTCTAGCATCTAATAACTACACAGGTAATCAGATCCTACTAAACAGCGATAGACTTTATATGAACGCTCGTACAGAGCATATACTATTATCTGCTCAACAACATATCGGACTACTAGGCGACCAGGTACATCTAGATGGTGTAAACAGTATTAATCTAGCTGCTCCAAAAGTACTACTTACTACAGCAGCATCTAATCCGCTAGTACGAGGAACTCAGCTAATCACAGAACTTGAAAATCTATACAGCAGATTAGCTAGCCTTTCACAAACTTTATCCGATACTCTTAGTAGTTTAGATCTCCCAACAGATACCGCAGAAGAACTGAAAGAGTTCTTAATAGGTCGATTAGACAATGATAATCAAAAGCTAGTAGAAGCACTACTATCAAAAACCGTTTATCTCAGTTAACTATGCCTACACTACTAGAAGAATTACAAAACGTACAGCCTTGTGATGGTAGAAGTTTACTCCAACTCCTCAACCAACGTATTATACAGGAAGTCCTTCGCTTAAAAAGAGTATCATGTGAAGAGGTAGCAAATACCTTAGCAGGGTACGGTTTAGAGGGGTTTTACCCCTGCGATTATTTAAACGAAGAGTTTTTAGAAAAATTAATAGACTCTGAACCTCTTGAAGCTATTTCTTCTGTATTAGTAAAAAGCGGATACCCTCCAAATTTACTGAAGATTTTTATTAAAGGATTAGGGCAATTAGAAGATAAAGAACTTCAAGAAACTGTTCAATGGCTAAGCCCGATTGCAGGAATACAAATACACCCGAACACTGCTAGATATCTTCGCACCGATAGACCGGGAGTTTTTGGAACTCCTCTACAAGAACTTGCCCCACAGGAGACCACAGAAGTAAATAATTACTATCTTGAACAAGGTATTGCTAGTATCACTGAACCTCTATTAGGTATACTACGCACTCAGGTAACTAATCTAATAAAGTGCCCTAGTCCTGAGGTGTCTCAAAAATTAATCACACGAGTACAGAACCTAGCAAGAATAGTAACTGAGTTAAAAAACAGACTTACAACCTTCCAGACAATCGTAAACGTAACAAGCGCAATCTTCAACGCAATAAGCAGAATCGTAGATATACTCAAAAGAGTAATCGCAGCAGCAAACCCTGCAATAGCAGCAGCAGCATTGACTCCCTTCACTGCCGGTATTGCCGCCCTACTTAATAAAATCGTGAGTACTGCCGACAGGCTCATCACCAGATACGAACCCCGTATAGAGGCTTTAGATAAATCAACCTGTGCTGCTAGTAAATCAATCACCTTTGTAGTAGCGAACGTTACCACAGTAGACACTTTTATTAGGGTAATAGATGAATTACTTCGTAAGTGTATTCAAGAACTTGCAGACTCCGATAACCCTTTCTCACAAAGCATAGCATCTGCACTTACTCCTATAAGCAACCAGCCCTCTTCTACCGGCGAAATTAGGTATAGAGGTTACAGAATCGAAGTAAGAGTTAAAGAAAGTTCTAATACTTTAAAACAACGATTTGCCGTCGGGATAGACCTTAACGAAGTCGTTGCAATTCAAGGTCCATTATCCTATAGCGCGGATACAGAAATACTTATCGAAGAACTTAAACATAGAATCGACACATATTTAGGTTAAAACTATTTATAATTATGAAAGCATCTCAATTTAAAGCATTAATTAAAGAAGCAGTAAGAGAAGTCCTGAAAGAAGAACTTAAAGAACTCGTAACTGCCCCAGTAGCACCTGTGCAAGAGCAGATAAAAGCACCTGTATACAAATCTACAGGTAATGCTATGTTAGACGCTCTGAACGAGACCAGAACCTCAATGACTTCTGAAGACTACGCAAACTTAGGAGGAGGTAGTATGAGAGCTGACTTAGCACAGAACTTCAATAGAGGTATGTTTACCCCACAAGGTAGATCTGTGAAACCAGTCTCTGACGCTCCAGAAGCTGTAGCAGCAGCTGTAGCAGCAGCACCGAAAGTAGGCTTAGATTTATCTCAACTAGGATTTGTAAATAAAGCAGCAGCAATTGTAAACACAGCTGATAAAAAGCAAAAGGAAAAGTTTAACGTATAATGGCGTACAAAGTAGAGAGAATTAATCCATTAGATTTACAGCCACGAAAAGCTGTAGGAGTAGCTTTACCGTTCTCAGGTAGAGCTGTTTTTAATTCTACATATACCTCAAAAGATGCTATTCGTTCAAATTTAATCAACTTCTTCTTAACCGGGAATAATGAAAGAGTGTTTAATTTACGATTCGGAGCAGGACTACGTAATATGTTATTCGAAAATATAACTGAAGATAAGATTGAAGAGATTAAACTCAATATAACTAAATCACTAGAACTGTATTTTCCTCGAGTAGTAGTTTCAAATCTAAGCTTAAGAGCATTTCCCGATGAGAATTTAATTAACTTTGAATTAAAATATTCAGTATCACAGACTAATATAGAGGACGAGATATCAATTAACTTTGAACAATAATGGCACAGCAAAGAGAGATACAGTATTCAAATAAAACCTTTAGCGACTTTCGTCAACAGTTAGTTGATTACGCTAAAAACTATTTTCCCGACACCTATAACGACTTCTCTGCTACATCACCAGGAATGATGTTTGTAGAGATGGCTTCTTATGTAGGAGATGTACTGTCTTTTTATCAAGATATTCAACTGCAAGAGACTTTCTTACAGTACGCTCAAGAACCTGGTAATCTATATAGCTTAGCTTACATGATGGGGTACCGTCCTAAAGTAACTTCAGCTGCCACTACTTTACTAGACGTATACCAGCAAGTACCTGCTAAAACTGTAAGCGGTCAAACCGTACCTGATTACGATTACGCTATCACTTTAGACAACAACGCAGTAGTCCAGAGTACAACTAATCCACCGATTCAATTTCTAATTCAAGATAAAGTTAATTTCGGTTTCTCATCTTCGTACGATCCAACAACAGTCAGTATTTACGAAACAACTGCCGGTAATATCACTAAGTTCTTATTAAAGAAACAAGTAAAAGCTTTATCCGGGGAAATAAAAACAACTACGCAAGCCATAAACACTGTAGAGAGATTTAAAACCCTCACAATTAGTGATGCTAATATCGTTGGTATATTAGATGTTACTGATGGAGACGGTAATACTTGGACAGAAGTACCTTACTTAGCTCAAGACACTATCTTCGAAGAATCCACTAATACAGATTCTGATAGCAACTTAGCACCGTACTCTTTACAGCTACAGAAAGTACCTCGTAGATTTGTAACTAGATTTACATCAACAGGAGCAATACAACTTCAATTCGGTGCCGGTCAAACTGGAGGTGACGACTCTATTATAACTCCAGACCCCACCAATGTAGGACTGCCTTCTCAAACATTAGGAGTTAGTAAAATAGACGTTGCTTACGATCCTTCTAACTTCATGTTCACAGAAACCTATGGACTTGCACCATCTACAGATCTAACTATTAGATATATTGCAGGTGGAGGAGTAGGAGCAAACACACCTGTAGACACATTAACAACCGTAATATCTGCCACAAAAACTGCAATACAGACCGGATACGAAAATACGTTTACCGTAAACAACCCCGAGCCTGCAACAGGAGGAAAAGACGGAGACACTATCGATGAATTAAGACAGAACTCTTTAAAGTCTTATAACGAGCAATTAAGAGCAGTTACTGCTCAAGATTTAACTATACGCGCATTAGCCCTCCCGCCTAGATTCGGAACCGTGAGTAAAGTATTTATCACACAGGATCAACTAACTAGTACAAACAGTACAACCGATAGTATTATCGACAGCAATCCACTCGCTCTTTCGATGTATATTTTAGCGTATAATCAAGATAAACAATTGACTACAGCAACTAATACTCTCAAGACCAACTTAAAGAATTACTTATCTCAATATAAGTTAGTAACTGATGCAATCAATATTAAAGATGCGTTTGTAGTTAATATCGGGGTAAGATACGAAATCGTATTAAGACCTTCTGCTACAGCTAAAGACGTATTAACAAAATGTACTGAAGCACTTCAAGATTACTTTAAAATTGAAAAATGGAGTATTAACCAGCCTGTAAATTTATCTAAACTCTATACTCTATTAGATAGAGTAAAAGGTGTGCAAACCGTACAACATATCGAGTTAACTAATAAAGCAGGTGGTGAGTACTCACAGTACGGTTACGATATAACTGGAGCAACTAAAAATAATATAGTCTACCCTTCTTACGATCCTTGTATTTTCGAATTAAAGTATCCTAATACAGATATTGAAGGTAGAATAGTAACTTTATAATAGACAGGAATAATGGCTGTATTTAAAGTCTTTGCAGAAAAAGATGCAACAATATACTCTGAATTAGTAACCACTAATACAGGATTAGATGAAATCCTAGAAGTAGCAACCTACTATAAAGGTACTAACGAATACGTTGCTCGTTCTCTTATTCAATTCGACAGTACGGAAGTAAATAACGTGCTTAATAGCTACGTATCCTCCTCTACTAGAGCTGCTACAGACATGAGCGCATCTATAAGACTCTACTTAGCCACTGCCGATGAATTGCCAACAGAATATACAGTAGAGGGGTACCCTGTATTTATTGGAAGTGGTAACAGCTGGCAACAAGGAACCGGTCAGTACCACGACTCCCCCACAACAACTGACGGAGTTGCATGGACTCATACTCAATCTTCTGGATCCGGAGCATGGGGAATTAGTACGTATGTAACTCAATCCTACTCCGGCAGTACTGCAGCCGGCGGATCCTGGTATACTGGATCAGTAGGTTACGCTTTTGAATTTGATCAACGTCACACAGTAGCTTCTACACATGACCTTAACTTAAACGTTAGCGATGGAGTAAAAGCTCACTACGATGGTACTATACCTAATGCAGGATTTTTACTGAAATTAACCGGTAGTCTGGAATTTAGAGAAAATACTCAAGTATTCCTACGTTACTTTTCTACAGATACTCATACAATATACCCACCTTGTCTAGAAATTAAATGGGATGACTTCGAGAACAGTAGCGTATTATCTGAAATCTCAGAAACTAATCCTGTCATAAAAATAAAGAATAATAGAGCAAGATTCACAGACGAAGGATTTCAGAAGTTCCAACTTCACGTTAGGCCTAAATACCCTACTAGAACGTTTGCCACCTCCTCAGCATTATTAACAAACCATTATCTTCCTACAGCTTCCTACTGGGGTATCCGAGACGAGAACACCGAAGAAATGGTAATAGATTTTGATACTAAGTTTACAAAGATTAGTAGAGACGCTAACGGAAACTACTTTACAGTACATATGGGAGGCTTACAGCCCGAGAGGTACTATAGAGCTTTAATCAAAACTTCAATCGACGGTTCAACAACTATTTTAGATGAGAACTTAGTTTTTAAAGTAGTAAGAAATGGGTAGTAAGGTTGATTTAAAAAACAGTACAGTACGTTTAGATGAATTTAATCGAAGAATCGATAACTCATTTAAATACTTTGCAGAGCAAGAAACTCCCGTAGATACGGACACCGTCACAGAGCTATTCAGGCTATACGATAAGCTATATTTAGAAATACCTGCAACAGGAGACAACTCTCACCAGACTCTCGTAGAGAGAAGCTCAGAGATATACATTACAGATGAAGATCCTACCATACAGTTACTTCGTAATGAAATTACAGATCTTAGGAGACAGTTACTAGAAGCAAATGAATCTATTGTAGACTTATCCAATATTAATACTAATCTCGAAAGTATAACAACTAATGGCTAATACTACATTCTCAATATCAGACGCTATTAGTCAAGGGAGTTTATCTCGAAGAGATCAAGAGAAAACTAGTGCAGTAGAACTTTCTGCACAGTTTAACCCTGCTACAGACTTTGCTGAAGCATCCGTATATAACAGTCGCGGAGAGTTTGTATCTACAACTATCGTGAATATAGGTATAAATCCTCCAACATCTCCGATAGACCCAGGTCAAACTAACGAAGACAGGGACAGAGTCTCCAGTACAGTCTACATAGATCCAGTAAACCTCCTTACTCCGATACCTGATTTCTTAAAAGAAGGTTCCACAGCAGTATACAGCTTTTTTAAGCCTATAATCTCGAATCTAGAACCAGAAGAGATATCCTATGATAGAACTGAGATAAAAGTACGTACTCTTCAGGATAATCTACCTCAAAACCTAATCAACGAATTAACAAGCTTAGTTACAGACTCTACTTACTACGGAAAGGTAGGAATTGATCACGCTCAAGGTGAGTATACTCCTATTATTAATGTAGCGAATGATAGTGAGTTTATCTATCTTAAATTATATAGACCTTTACCTGACTCAGTAAATTTAGGAGACCCTATTAACATTAATCAGGAGGTAGCAGATCCAGTTACTGTTAATTTCTTCTATGAACCTGATGCAGTAGAAGTAGAACCTATTCCATCTCTAAGGAGTGCTAACTTTAGTGTAGATATCGACGATAGAGCTGCAGTGACTACTGAGTATCTCGATTACAATACATTATACAATCTACCAGTAACGAATTCATATAACAGGGTATTTTCAGAGTTAGAAGGACTCGGAGTAGGTTTAAGCGTAGACTACACAGATTATACTAATTTTATTCATTTCTCTTCCGCAAAAGAGAGATTAGCAAACTTTAAGTATAAGTTAGATCTATACGATACGTACCTTACAGAAAAAGCAGAAGCAGCAGCAATATCAAATGCAAATAGCGCTATAACATCTAGTAATTTATACTATGATAATTTAATAAAAGGGATCCTAACTAAGTTTGACGGCTATGAAAGATTCCTATTTTACGAAAGCTCTAGCAAAGCATGGCCAAAGACGGGTAACGAAAAACCGTACACTAATGTCTCAAGCAGCTTAATTGAAGCACAAAACTGGTATACCTCTCAATACGCTACTGCTTCATTATATGATGAATCAAACGAGAGTAACTTAGAATATACCACCCCAGAATTTATACGTCAAGATAGCAGTAATGCTCCTTACACATTATTCTTAAACATGATCGGTCAACACTTTGACGAATTATGGTTATATGCAAAAGGAGTAACAGATCGCTATAATGCTGACAATAGATTAGATGTAGGTATATCACGAGACCTTATAGAGAAAGCTCTTCAAGGATTAGGAGTTAAGTTATACTCGTCTAACTTCTCAACAAATAATTTAACAAGTTTATTTTTAGGAGAATGGTTTGATACTGGATCTGAAGAGATTAATAGCTTTGTAACAGCATCCAACGACCCTACACCAGATAAAGATATTTTAGCAGAAACGTATAAAAGACTCTACCACAACTTACCGTACTTAATTAAAACTAAAGGTACTGAGAGAGGTCTTAGAGCTCTTATTAATTGTTTCGGTATACCTTCAAGCTCTTTATCTATTGAGACATTCGGCGGAATATTACGCGAAGAAGATACGTATTTCGGTTACGAGTATGATGGCGGGACTAAAATAAGATTAGACAACACAGGGTCTATTCTAAACGGAAACACCTTATCGCAGTACACATCGATAATCAATCCTGCAGACATATACAACTACGATATACATGTAGTTGAGGTAGGACTTTCTCCTACCACTTGGATGGATAAGTATATAAGAAATCTACTACCAGGCTCTTACATGTCTCCTTTAGACTACGCCAACCCCTTTCTCGCAGAAGAAGCTTACGTAGATGATAGCAGCTTTAATATCGACAACTATATAGGGGACCCTAAGTACGCGGCATCAAGCAACTACAACCCACCAAACGGTTATAGCTTAAGACAAAAAGCAAGAGACGTATTATCTGACTCTGGATCTTATGATGTAAATGATTTCATAAGATTAGCTAAGTTTTTTGATAATCAATTATTCAAGATGATCAAAGACTTTGTACCTGCTAGAGATACAGTTTCTGCCGGTATAATTATTAAGCCAAATATACTTAATAGGAGTAAAGTACAGTCACCAAATCTCATATTAAGTCAACACGAATATACAGCTTCAATAGATACTGCTTTTATCACAGGATCAGCAGCAGGAATAATAAATCAATATTCCACTGCGTATACTGCAAGCGTAACAACACCATCAGGATCTATTAATAAGATATATGATGATGAAGCAGCACAGATAAATGGAGAGTTAGGCGGTACGATTTTAGACATGTATAGCGGAAGTTTAAATGAAGCTAACGAGCTAAAGAAACCTTCTCCAATCTTACCAATTTACGAAGCATCCGGATCTAATGGTGTAACTCCTACAACTGGACAGTTCACTTGGCAATTCGGAAATATTACTAGACAACAAGGAGGGCTTACCATCACCAAAGGGTTAGGAGTCACATCTATATATATTAACGAGGTAGACAGTAATGATGTAAACCTAGAGAATGCTTTAGGAAACCTTAATACCGGGGACGAATTAACCTTTACTGTAGACTATAAATTCTTCGACCTCGATTTCTTTAGCCCAGGACCAACCGGACCAGTTCGCTCCAAAACTATCACTCAGACTATAGAGA